AGAATTATGAAAACAAATTTGACGAAGAAAAAAGGGCAGCACAACGACAAAAACACAATTCAAGGTAATATATAATAAAGGCTTTTTTTATCTGTGGCAGAGGCAGTAGTAAGACTTAAAGTTGATGCCAGTGGTGCTACTAGGGCATTAAACGGAGTACAATCTCAAACAAATAAGTTACAGTCTGCTTTTGGTGGTCTTAGAACTGCTATTGGTGGAATAGGTCTTACTCTTTTAGCCAGAAATGCAATAAAGACATCAGCAAATTTTGAAAAATTAAATGTCAGGCTAGGTTTATTAACGAAAGCATCTGGGACTTTTGCAAAGTCACAGGAATTAGCGGCACAAGCACAAAAAAGTTTTGGGTTGAGTGCAACTGAAGCTCTTGAAGGAATTACTGATATAACAGCGAGATTACAGCCTCTAGGTGTTTCTGTTGATGATATAAAAACAACATTTTTTGGATTTAATACTGCTGCTAAGTTAGCTGGTGCATCTGCAATAGAATCATCAAATGCATTTAGACAGTTAGCACAAGCGTTAGGTTCTGGACGATTACAAGGAGATGAATTTAGAAGTATATCTGAACAAATACCGACAATTCTAAAGCCAGTTGCAGACGAACTTGGGACGACTGTAGGAGAACTTAAGAAATTTAGTAGTGAAGGAAAAATAACCAGTGCTGTTGTTATAAGAGCATTGAAAAAAATTGAAAATGAAGGAGGCAAGTCTTTAGCAAAATTATTAAAAAATGACCCAACACAGGTATTTAAAAACTTATCAAACGAAACAGAAAATTTATCAAGAGCATTTGGTGATGCTTTAGCCCCTGCTATTTTACCTGTCATAAGAGGAATTACAGAAATTACTAGAAGAATTACAGATTTTATAAATTCTGGGGCTGGTAAAGTTTCTCTTACTTTTACTGGTATTGCCGTTGCAATTAAAAGCGTAACTGTTATTACACCTATACTTATTGGACAATTTGCAGCAATGTCAACAACATTACAGGTTAATGCAGCTAATTCAATATTGGCATCTACTGGTCTAAAAGGTCTTGCTGCTTCATCTTTTTTAGCTGCTGGTGGAATAACAAAAGCAGCAATCGCTCTAAATCTTTTAAAAGTAGCTCTTGTAAAAACTGGTATTGGTGCGGCAGTTGTTGTTTTAGGCACATTAGCAGCAAAATTTATTGATAATAAAAATGCTACAGAAGCAAGTGCAAAAGCAGCAAAAGATTTTGATAACAATTTGAAAGGTATAATTGAAACTGCTGATAAGACAGAAAAAGCGTTAAATGATCTTGCTATAACCAATAAAGAATTTCAACTTTCTCAACTTGGTACTAGTCGAAATGATAAGGCCACAGCTAAAAGACTTGAAAGAGAAATTGATTTACTTAAAGATAAAAAAATAATTTTAGATGCAGAGGCAAAAAGAAATGAAGATTTAGCTAAAAACAAAAAATTTAATGATAAAACTATTGCAGCATTAAAACAAATTACTACTTTACAAAATAAACTTTCAGGAAAAAAAGAAGAACAGATAACTCTAGAAGACCAGATAAATGAAATTAAAAAAGAATATACTGGTGAAGATGCAAAGCAACTTATAGGTTTAACAAAAACTATAGATGAACTTAAGAAAAAGAATGAAGAATTAGATAAAAGTAAAAAAAAGGCAGAAGAATTAAAACAAAAATTTAAAGATATCGGCGAAGAAATAGAAGGCAGTATTAAAAATAATTTAAGGGATGCTATTACTGGCGCACAATCATTTGGACAGGCAATGACAAATGTATTAAATAAAATTAGAGATAAAATTATTGATAATCAGTTAGATAATTTATTAGGGAATTTTGGTAGTAATTTTAGTTCTAGTGCAAGAGGAGGAGAAAGAAAAGGTTTTGCTGGATTTTTGGGTGGTTTGATTGGTGGACTTTTTGCAAATGGTGGTCAACCACCTGTCGGTAAGGTTTCAGTTGTTGGAGAACGTGGGCCAGAATTGTTTGTACCAAAAACCGCTGGTACTATAATTCCTAACAATGCAATTGGTGGAGGCGGTACAACAAACAATATGATCACCGTAAACGTAGATGCTTCCGGAACTTCTGTTCAAGGAAGTGGGTCAGAAGCTGATCAGTTAGGCGGGTTGATTGCTTCTGTTGTGCAGGCAACTATAATTGATGAACAAAGGGCAGGGGGTTTATTAAATAGATAATGGCTACATTTCCATCAATAACTCCCACTTATGGGATGAGAAAACAAAGCAAACCAAAAGTAAGAGTAACTTCTTTTGGTGATGGTTATGAGTATAGGGCTTTATATGGCCTTCCATTATCGCAAGACCCTAAAGTATATGATCTGACTTTTAACGTGTCTGAGACTAATGCAGATGTCATTGAGGCGTTTTTAAGAAGTAGGGTTGCAGATCAGGCGAGTTTTACATTCACACCCCCAGCCGAAGGGTTCAGTGCAAAAACAGGTACTTTTGTTCAATCAGATGGAAGTGGTTCTGCTGGGACAATTATTACTGTCACTTTTACGAATCATGGTGTGGCAATAGGTGATGTATTAACAGTTGACTTTAGTTCTGGCCCTACTGATGGATCATATGTGGTTGCTTCTTCTGCTGATGCTAATACTTTTACACTTACTTCAACCGCTGCTGACAGTGCATTGGTAACAGTTGCAACTAATGTTGATTTTACACTTTCTGGTGCTGGTCAATATGTCTGTGATTCCTGGACAAAAACTATACCTTATAACAACAGAGCAATAATAAATTGTTCTTTTCGTGAAGTATTTGAACCATAATGGCAGTACCTACAAGTGCACTTCAGGGATTAACAAATAAATCTATTATTGAGTTATATTCTGTTGAATTAAAAGCTGATATACACTACACAAAGCATCTTTCACAAACATTTACTTGTGCATATTCACAATCAGGTCAAACAATAACAGTTTTTTTTCAAAGTCATGGTTTTTCTGTTGGTTTAATTTTAAGCCTTGATTTTACTTCAGGTAGTGGAATCGATAATGTTTATACAATACAAACAGTTTTAACAGATTCTTTTACTGTTACTGGTACGACATCACAAACTACAGGTGGTATTGTTAGTTTTAACGTAAATGCAAACCTAACAAATCCAACTGTTTATTTATTTCATAGTGGTAATAACATGAAAGATAGTTTGGACATAGTTTGGCAATCAAACACTTATTCAAGGATGCCTGTAAAAGCTGATGGATTTAAATATTCTGGCAAAGGTAAATTGCCAAGACCAACTTTGACTTTATCTAATTTATTAGGAACAATAACTTCAATACTACAACTTACAAATCAAATTACACCATTATCAGATTTGGCAGGAGCAAAAGTAACAAGGCGTAGAGCATTGAGTAAAGACCTTGATGAAGTTAATTTTCCATCTGATGTTAATCCATATAAAAGTGGTTCTGTTGATCCTTCAGCAGAATTACCGCGTGAAGTTTATTTTATTGAAAGAAAAACTGTTGAAAATAGAAATATAGTTCAATTTGAACTTGTAAGTTCTTTTGATCTGTTTGGTGTATCAGCACCAAAAAAACTTGTAACAAAAGCTGACTTTCCACAGGTCGGAACTTTTGTTAATTTTTAATTATGACTTGGAAAGAATCTTTTATAAAATATGCAAAAACACAAGCACCCGAAGAGGCTTGTGGTTTGTTGGCAATAATAAAAGGTAAAGAAACTTTTTGGCCTTGTAAAAATTTAGCAGAGGGTAAATTTGAATTTTTTATTCTTGACCCTGATGATTGGGCAGAATGTGAAGATACAGGAGAAATTATTGGTGTAATACATAGTCACCCTGTAGGAGCTGCAACACCATCAGATAATGATAGGGCAGCTTGTGAACATCTTGGGTTTCCATATTTTATTTATAGTATTGAACACGATCATTGGGAGTCGTTTGAGCCTACAGGCTGGAAAGCACCTTCATTAATAGGTAGGAAATTTATCTGGGCCAAATATGATTGCTGGAGTATAATATCAGATTGGTATTTAGAAACAAAAAATATAAAGTTAAAAGAATGGAAAAGACCAAAACGTATTAAAGATTTTATTGAAAACCCTTTATTTGAAAAAGGTTTACCGATTACAGGATTTAAGAAACAAGAAAGTAATAAAAATATAAAAGTTGGTGATGTTTTGCTTTTTCAATCTGTTACAGGGAATTTAGATCATGTTGCTGTTTATATAGGTGATAATATGATATTGAATCATAATATCAAAGCCTTGAGTTGTAGAGAATTTTTTGACCTAAGATATCAACAGGCACTTAGAGGAGTTTATAGATATGCGTCTTAAAAAAATAAAAGTTTATGGAAAATTAAGACAATTTTTAGGAAGGCCATATTTTATGGCTGCGGTAAAATCACCACAACAGGCGATGAGTTTTCTGATTGCAAATTTTGAAGGAGTACAAAAACATATGAATGATCAAATTTATAAAGTAAAAATGGGTGGCAGAGTTGTCACAGAAGATTATTTATCAATGTCTGGTCAAGGCGATATACAAATTATTCCTATTGCAACAGGTTCTGGGCCGTTAGTTCCTATAATTATTGGTGCTGGTGCTATTGGTGCTGGTGCTGCTATCACTGCTGGTGCTTTTTTTGGAGCTGCATTATTATCAACAGCATTAACAGTTGTTGGAACTTCAATGCTAATAGGTGGTGTTACAGACCTTTTATCACCTCAAAATCCTGTTCCTGATGTTTCAAGTGTCAGCGATATTGACCCATCAATAAGAGGTTCTTATTCTTTCAGTGGCATACAAAATGTCAGTTCCAGTGGTGTTCCAATACCTATAATTTATGGTCTTGTTTTTAGTGGCTCAATTATAATAAGTTCAGGTACAGATTCTACTCAAGTAGTACAAAGCATAAACTGATGCCTAGATTAGTTGATGATCAATTATTCGGAACTGATAGAAAGGTAGTTGACCCTGACCTTATAGATGGTGGGCTACGTAGTAAACAATTTGCAACCGTTTTAGATTTGCTTGGTTATGGAGAAATAGATTCAATATTAGACGCTGGTGGTGCTGGTACTGATACATTTAGAAAAAATGTTTTTCTTGATGGTACACCACTGCAAAATGCAAACGGTGAGGAAAATTTTTCTGATGTAGAAGTTTTTTTTAAAAATGGTGCATCAGATCAAACAGCATTACAGGAAATAAATGTTTTAGAAAATACTATTCCTGTTGGGGTTCAAGTTACAAATGCTACATCTATTACAAGATCAATTACAGATACTACTGTTGATAAGGTCAGAATAACAATTCAAATTCCCAGTTTACAAAAATTTGAAGATAACGGTGATATAAAGGGAACCGAAGTAAAAATATCAATAAGAATAGTAGAAAATGATGGTACTATTCATAACCCTGTAGAACAAAATGCAATAAATGGAAAAGCAACTAGCCCTTTTGTAAAAGATTTTGAAATTAAGTTTGAGAAAACCATGAGTTTTCCAGTTTCTATAACAGTTATAAGAGATACAGCAGACAGTACAGATGCAACCTTACAAAACACCACAAACTGGCTTTCTTTTACTGAAATAAATACTGATACAAGTGCTTATCAAGGTTTTGCTTATGTTGCCATAAGATTTAATGCACAGGAATTTCAAAGCTATCCCAAGCGTATGTATCGTATCAAAGGTACAAAAATCAAAGTACCTAGCAATACAACTATTGATAGTGATAACGGAAGAGTTATTTATCCTGATGATTATGTTTTTGACGGTACTTTTAAAACAGATAAGGAATGGTGTTCTGATCCAGCTTGGATTTTATATGACATTTTGACAACAGATAAAGGGTTTGGTGGAACAGATGGTGTGATTGATGCTGACACTTTAGATGTTTATAGTTTTTATTCTGCAAGTTCCTATGCAAGTACTTTAATTACTGATCCGATTACTAATACAACAGAGCCAAGATTTAGCTGCAATGTAATTCTTAATCAAAAAAATGATGCCTATTCCTTAATAAATGATTTATGTTCTGTGATGAACGCAATGCCATTTTATAGCAATGGTAGCTTGCAGATATCTCAGGACAGGCCAACAAATGTTGCTACAAATACATCTGATCCACAATATATTTTTAATAATTCAAATGTAACAGAAGAAGGTTTTACTTATCAGGGTGTAGGACAGAGAACAAAATATACAGAAGTGGAGGTTGCTTATTTTGACAATGATACGCAGACAATAGACTATGAACTAATAACAACTGATGAAATTACAGCATTATCAAATTCAAGTACAAAATTTGGTAAAACAAGAAAAACTTTAAAAGCTTTTGCCTGTACTTCAAGAGGTCAGGCAAATAGATTGGGACGTTGGTTTTTATATTCTAATTTAAAAGAATCAGAAGTTGTATCTTTTACAACAACGCTTGAAGCTGGTGTAATTGTAAGACCTTCAACAATTATTGCCATTGCAGATTCTTTAAGGGCAGGGGTTAGAAGAGGAGGGCGTATAAAATCTGTCACCAATACAACAACTATTGTTGTAGATGATGCAAACAATACTGATCTGACAACAGAAAATTCCGCTACGTTATCAGTTGTTTTATCTGATGGATCAGTAGAGTCAAGATCAATAAGTTCAATCAGTGGCACAACAATAACAGTTTCCTCGGCTTTTTCTTCTGCACCATTGGCAAATAGTGTCTGGGCAATAGAAAATACTTCTGTTGAATTTCAGATTTATCGTGTTGTTTCTATCGAAGAAAAAAATGACTCTGAATATACAATTACAGCAGTTATTCACGATACAAATAAATATGCACAAGTAGAAGATACAACTGTTGCTGCTAACCCAAGAACAATTACAACTTTATTAGATGAAAAAACCTCACCAAATAACCTAACGGCAACAGAACAGATTGTTGTTTTAAATAACAGAGCCGTATCAAAAATATTTGTTGCATGGGAACCAGTACAGGGTGTAAAAGAATATTTATTAGAATTTCAATATGAAAATGACAACCCAGAAAGATTCAGGGTTGCCAGACCTAGTTTTGAACTTTTTGAATCAAGGTTAGGGACTTATACCTTTGCTGTTAAATCTGTTAATACTTTAGGTAAATTAAGCAGTGGTACTTCTAATTTCACTTTTATTGCTGCTGGAAAAACAGCTTTACCAATAGACCCTTCTAATTTAACTATTGAACCAATTTCTGAACAATTTGTGAGGTTAAGATTCACGCAATCTACAGATGTGGATGTTTTACATGGTGGAAACGTAATAGTCAGGCATACACCACAAACAGGAACTAATGCCACTTTTTCTAATTCAACAGATATTATTCCAGCACTTGCGGGTAATATTTCTGAAACTCTTGTTCCAGCTTTAACAGGAACTTATTTAATAAAATTTAAAGATGATGGTGGCAACTTTTCTGAAAATGCAGCAAAAATAATAATTACACAACCAGATTCCCAACCACATCAAATAATTCTTACTGAAAGAGAAGATACTGATTCACCACCATTTCAAGGAACTAAAGTTAATACATTTTATGATTCAACTTTAAATGGTTTGGTTTTACAAGGTACAACTTTATTAGATGACGTAGCAGATTTTGATAATATAACTAACTTTGATTTTGCTGGTCATGATGATATTACAACAGGGCCAATATCTTCAACAGGTTCATATGAATTTCAAAATGTTGTTGATCTTGGTGCGAAATTTAATCTTATTTTAAAACGTAGATTTGTCACGGCTGGAGTTTTAGTCAACAGCTTGTTTGATTCAAGAACTGCAAATATTGATACATGGACTGATTTTGATGGGGATACCGCAGAAAATGTAAATGCAAAATTATTAGTTGCATCAACAGATATTGACCCTGCAACTTCTGTGTCAGCTAACTACGAACAAAGCGGGACTACTATTACAATTTCTAAAAGTTCTCATGGTTATTCTGTTGGAGATTTTGTTGTAATAGATTTTGCCTCTGGTGGTGCAACAGATGGTAATTATGAAATAAAAACAGTTTCAACTGATTCTTTTACAGTCACAGCAAGTACTAGTGCAACAATCTCAAGCGGTACATCCTGTTCATATGGAGCAAACTTTACACAATTCAATGTTTTTGCGAATGGTGAATATTCTGCAAGAGGTTTTAAATTTAAATCTGAATTAATATCTAATGACCCTGCACAAAACATTAATGTTTCTGAATTAGGATTTGAAGCAAGTGTAAAACGTAGAACAGAAACTGTTAATACAGCGATTGCATCTGGAACTTCTGCAAAAACTGTAACGTTTACCCATCCGTTTTTCACGGGTACTAGTTCTTTAGGAGGTTCAACAACAGCATTTTTGCCAACAGTAGGAATAACGCTTGAAGGTGCAGTAACAGGTGATTATTTTAAGATCACAAGTGTAACGGGAACACAGTTTGTAATAGAGGTAAGAGATAGCAGTAATAATTTCAAAAACTTAAATTTTAAATATACTGCGGTAGGATTTGGACGAGGCTCTTAATTTGCCTTATACTATGATTAAATCATATTAGTGTTAAAAAATGTCTCAAGAAGCTGCGGATTTTGTTGTTGATAACGGCACAGGGGCTGCTGTAAGAGCAGATTTAAATAAAATACTTGATTCAATATTGACAAATAATAGCGGAAGTTCTGTTCCGTCTTATGCAAAAGCTTACACTTTATGGGCAGACACTGGAAATAATGTGATGAAAATACGAAATGCAGCTAATGACGGTTTTATTGAACTTTTCCAGCTTGATGGAACAATAACTCTTGAAGATGGCTCTGCAAGCACCCCTGCACTTGCTTTCAGAAATGATTTAAATACAGGAATCTATCAATCCGGTGCTGATAAATTAAATATTGCAACAGGTGGTGTTGAAAGAATGGAGTTAGGATCTTCAACAATATTTAATGAAGGTGGTGCAAGTATAGATTTTAGAATTGAATCAGATACACAAACTCATGCGTTTTTTTTAGATGCCAGCGAATCTTTTATTTCGATTGGAACTGCCTCGCCAAATGCACCCCTTCATGTTAAAACATCAGTTTCAGATCAAAGGGCAATTTTAAAATTAGAAACTTTTCAACCAAAAATAAGATTTCAAGATAATACTGCAAGTGCACATAGTGGTGAAATTAAACAAGATGGTGATGCTCTAAGGTTTAATATTTCCGTTCCAGCAGATGACACTACAGATTTAGATGAAAAAATGAGACTCACTAGTGATGGGGAATTAGGTCTAGGTACAACAAGTCCAAATACTAAATTAGACGTTAGAGATCCTAGTGGCACTGGTATATCTTCTAGATCCACGGCTACACAAGCAACTGATACTAATAAAGGTTTAAAAGTAAGAAATAATAGTGACACTGATACTTTTAGTGTTAGTTATAAAGGTCAGGGTTATTTTGCTGGAAACGTAGGTATAGGCAACACAACTCCTAACAGTAAATTACAAGTCGGTGCAAATGATTTTGATGGCACCGGAGCTTCAGGTACTGCAATGGCTAAAATTGCATCAACTTCAAGTGAAGCATTTGTATTAGGACTAGTTGAAAGAGGAGGACAAGGTCTTGGTATCAGTTGCAGAATAGACGGTGCTGGAAGTAGTACAACTGCTATTAACTTTATGGATGGACCCGCCCTAACAAGTGTTGGTACTGTCACTTGTACCAGTACTGCAACAGCATATAATCAGAGTGGTTCAGATAGAACACTTAAGAAAAATTTTGAAAACTGGACTGATACAGTTTTGACATCTTTTAAAAATTTAAACCCTCAAAAATTTAATTTTATTCATGAAGATGT